TAGCAGTGGAGGCCCTTCCCCGAGCGTACCGCGACTGTGACCTTATCAAGTGTTGCAGTCTGATCCAGACCAGTAAGGTCATCAATGTCACACCAAAGTACGCCAGCAGTATGAACGTCATTGTCCCTTCCTCCTTTACGCCAGCGTGGAAGTACGCCGACGTACACATCATTTCCCTCATCACTCCACTGGACGCATGCCTCAGCGAGTCCAGTCCAATCGTCTTCCGTCCTTGGAAGCTCGTAGAATCGCATCTGATTTCGTCCTTGATTCAAGCATCGAATCTCGACGAAGCCATCTGGATATGGCTCAAACAGCCATGACAGAAATGTCACGGCCTGTGATACACGGTTCATTATTTCCCCTTACAATCCTGTATGTCCAAACAGGTTCCGACACATTACCGCACAAAGTCCATTCAGCCAATCGACGTAATTTCCGCGTATGGCCTCGACTTCAAGCGTGGCAATGCTCTCAAATACCTTCTGCGAGCAGGTTCTAAACCTGGAGAAGATAAAGCAGACGACCTACGAAAAGCCATCTGGTATCTAGTCTGTGAGATGCACAGCATCGAGCTGGCTGACCAGATCAATGAAATACTCTTAGTTGATGCCACTGGTGATGCCTAAGTACTTGCATGTCGCTTCGACTGCTTCCTCCCAGGAATAAGCAGTGAACCAAAGGTAAGCATCACCAACAGACTCACGAAACGCGACCTGTCCTGGCGTGAGTTTGTTTTTGCCTGCCTTCATCTCAATCCACATCCCGCAGTGTTGACCCATCTGCACCGGAATAAAGATGTCCCAGACACCAGCCTTGAGTCCTTCAGACTTTAGTCGACCGGCAGTCGCCTTCGTACGGAATCCACCGTTTGGAATGGCGAAGATTGTATCTAGGCGTGGATGTCTTCCGCCCATGACACGCGTCCAATTGAAATACGCGATCTGGTGTTCTGATTCTGTCATAACTCCATCCTCTCAAAAATCTGCGCCAGGATATCGGCGCCAGCATTTACACGAAGTTTCGCTATTGCGCGTACCTGTATCTGTCTGATGCGCTCGCGGCTGTACCCGATCAGGAGACCGACGTCCTCGAGCGAGCGACCATCGCACAAACCATCAAAACCATAGCGAAGGCGGAGACATGCGATCTCACGGTCGGTGAGTATCGCCATCATGCTTCGCAGTTGTGCGTAGAGTTCCTCTTTGTCTAGACTGTCCTGCACAGGTTTGTCAGTTGAAGGGATGAAGTCGTACTTGCTTTGACCATAGGTGTTGACCTCATCAAAGCTCGACACGATCTTGGTGTCGTGTCTGAGGATTTCGGCTAGGTATTCGACATCGAGCGAGTCGATTTGCTTGTGAAGGTATTTCGGGTAAGTGTGCTTGACTTCGCGGACGTATTCGAGGAGTTCCGCCGGGGTAGGTGGCTGGCCATGTTTCAGCGTGTACTCATGGCGTGACACTCTGATGTGCGACAACTTCGCGATGGCGTGAGACGGTAGACGAATGTCGCGACCACGACTCTCAACACCGCGACCGATTGCCTGGCGAATCCAGTTGGTGGCGTACGTGCTGAAGCGGTGACCGAGTGACCAGTCGTAGCGCTGAACTGCATGATGCAGGCCGAGCATCCCGTCAGTCATCATGTCCTCGTGTTCGCATCCACGGCCACGAAACTTCTTGGCGATGGCGCTGACCATCCTGACATTGTGTTCAATCAGTTCAGCGGTCGCTTTGTCTTTGTCCTTTGGTGTTCCTGCCTGCACCATGCGACCGAGGAAGAACTCCTCCTCCTTCGTGAGGAGTCCATCGGTGCTGGCGCGTCTGCTTATGCGGTACTGAGACCACGTCTTGATGGTGTCAGTCACGAGCTTGCATCGCCTGATGTACGCGGTGATCTGGTGAGTTCGGCGTGTTCCAATCAGACGCCATGATGCATGCTGTCCATACAGCCAGGACAACAACCACGAAGCCGCCGATGGTCTGGATGCGTGACTGCATTTGCTTGCGCTTGTAAGCACGAAGCTCACGTCCTGAGCAGATTGAGCAGATGTGGAATCCACGTCCATAAGGAACAGAGTTCGGTCGGTGGCATTCGGTACAGGTGAGTTTGATTTTTGTGTCCATAGGTTTATTCCTTCGATTATTCTGGGAGTGGTTGTCCTGCACGTTTGCAGTACATCCATTGTGCGACTTCGTTCTCTGTGCGACCAACAGCCTCAGCGAGGCGCTTGATGGTCGAGTGTCTTATGGCATATGCACCGGAGAGCATCCGACACACTGCTGATCGATTGATGCCGAGTCGCTGTGCGATCTCGACCTGTGTGAGTCCATACATGCCGACAATATTCCACAGTTGACACATTATGTCAACAGGGTTATGATGTCGATGTGGTTGGACACCACGAAGGGATAACAAATGGACGAACGGATTGAACTGAAGTGGAAGTGTGGTCACACTGCCACTTTCACATTTGGCTATAGTCATCATGAGCTGAAGGCAAAAATGCGCCTCATGGCGTCGACGCTGAACATCTGCGATATATGCCAGGCGAAACTTATTGCCGATAGTGAATGGACTCATGTGCAGCTGATGCTCGAACCGAAACAGGTCACATTGACTGGCTCAGAGAAACAAATCGCATGGGCGAGGTCGATTCGCACGGCAAAGTACGAAGCACTGGCGCTTGTTCTGGACTGCTTGCGTGAAGCGCATAGAACGCGTCAGGACGAATGGTCAGCAATTGCACAGGCCATCAAGCCAGTGGTCGCAGATGTGTCTATATGGCGGTCGTATACACGAGCTGGTGACATCATCGACCGGCGAAACATTAATTTCATGAGCGCGTTTCGGAATGCGCTTGCGCGGGTAGGGTTACATCTGGGAGGTTTGGTATGACAATGTCGGAAACAATCGGTGCGATTGCACCAGCGCTGGTCAAGGCACAGGCCGAGATCAAGCCAATCGTCAAGGATTCGACGAATCCAGCGTTTCGCTCGAAGTACACTTCGCTCGATGCCATCATGGAGGTCGTGAGGCCAGTGATGGCGAAGCATGGCCTGTTCGTCGTGCAGTCGGTGCTTGACACCATTGATGGCGAGCATTCGACCAGCATCGCGGTCGAGAGCCGTGTGATTCACAGCTCAGGTGAGTGGATTGCTGGTGTCGTGCAGGTTCCTGTCATGCAACAGACCAGCCATGGATTCGGCAGCGCACTCTCGTATGGTCGACGTTACAGCCTCAGTGCGCTTCTCTCGCTCGCATCTGACGAGGATGACGATGGCAATGGCGCGATAGGTCAACAGCCACAGGCACGGCCACAAATCAAGCCAGGACCGCCACAGACCACGACGCTTCGCAAGCTTGCACCACAGGCTAAACCGATACCTGGTTATCACAACGGTTCACACTTCGTTATCGGCGAAGAGGACCCGAACGCATGACGTCTGAATGCTTTTACTGCGGAGTGATGTATTGTCACTCCGCGAAGAATCATGGCGATCACATGCCAATACCAGAACGCAACGGAGGCACTGACATGGTTCCGTGCTGTTCCGCTTGTCACGACATGAAAGACAGGATTCCACTACACGAATGGCATTCTGTTGCATGGAAAGAAATCAATGCCTCGTGGCCTATGTATGGACGTTATACGAGGTTATTCCTGGCGAAGGCATTGTCATTGATGACTGACTTCAATCAGTCTGCCGAAGCTGAACGACAGAAGATAAAGGTCAAAAGATGAAATTTGAACTGGCATTTGAAGCCATGCGTCACGGCTACTGCATCACCGTGCAAGAAAACAAAGCTCTCTGGTACAGATATGATCAAGGGATGCATGCCGTACGTGCATATGTGAACAGCTTGTTTATGTCATACAGGCTTGACTTCCCTACTGATCGCATCATGACAGATGGCTGGCAGGTTGGTGTATACATCGAAGGCAATACACCACTCTGGCTTGACATCCCAGATGCTTACGACATCGAGCAGATTATGCAGTATGCCGAAATCGCGATGGAAGAACGCGAGCAACGATTGGCAGGCACTCTATGACAGGACTTGAAGCATTAATTAGATTGAAGATGCGTTTAAAAGCTCGTCGTCAAGAATGGGAAGAAAAGCAATACGCAAAGGTCCACACAATTACCCGTAAGGATGGAACAGTAATCACCGGCGTTATTATCTATAAGGATGTACCCGACGGTATTATTTGTTCTCATGTTCCAGTGCGTTACGTAGAAGCAAGTGAGCTTCTCAAAGATGACTGGGAGGTTGTTGAATGACGAAACTTGTATGGATCACGCCCGATGCCGAGAAGGTGATCGGGTATTGCGCCAGGGTCTCGAACCCAGCGAACCAGGACAATCCTGACGTCACTCGACTGCTTCGATATTGTGTCAGTCACGGACACTGGTCAATCTTTGAAATGGCCAGCATGTGCGTCGAGATCAAGACCACGAGAGCGATTGCAGCTCAGATTCTTAGGCACCGCAGTTTCTCGTTCCAGGAGTTCAGTCAGCGATACGCGACCGTGGTCGAGGACATCGATGTTCCGGAGATGCGCCTCGCTGGCTCCTACAATCGGCAATCAAGCCTGCCACTACCTGCCATCGAGGAACTGACCAAAGAACAGCAGGATGCGCTGTATTTGGTCAATAGCACCATCGAGTTCGCGACCGACGTGTATCGAGATCTCGTCAAGAATGGCATGGCTGCGGAGACTGCTCGCATGGTCCTACCGCTATGTACTCCGACAACGATGTACATGAGCGGGAGCATCCGCTCGTGGATTCACTATGTCCAACTGCGAACGCGCCAGGACACGCAGCTCGAGCATCGTGACATCGCGCAAAGCATCCAGAACATCATGCTGGAACATCTGCCAATAACGATGGAAGCACTCGGTTAACACCATACTGGTGTGGAGGTATTTTTATATGGCACGTAAACCAACAGCAGACAAAGAGATCACACGCGTAGAGGAAAAACCAGAAGGACTCTTGTGGCTCCTCAAGGCCAGTGAGCATGAGATTCTGGAACGCTTGAACGCTGAGGATGCAATCATCTTTATTCACCCTGCGCTTGATGGCATCGTGAGTTTCCGCATCGAGGAGAATCCACACCACGAACAAAAAGTGGTGCATGTCTGGCGGTAAATGTATAAAGGATTTGCCAGTCCTCCCAGGCTGGTGAATACCGAACAACCAACCAAACAGAAACCATCTGTCGCATGGCCCCGGGTTACCGGACGAAGCCCATGTATACAGATGGTTTTTGGTTTACAAGGATGGTCAGGGATTTGAACCCTGGATGCGATGTCGCATACATTCTTAGCAGGAATGCGCTTTAGACCACTCAGCCAACCATCCAGCGCTACATCGTATCAACTGTTTCCATTTTGGAAAGTGTTCAGAAGTTCACGAAGCCGAAGCCACCAAACTTGCCCAACTCGCGCCAGTTGCGCTTCTTCAGATACAGACCATCGCCATCACGCTCGACTGACAGTTCATCCGAAGGTTCTGGACTGGTGTTGCCTTCGACCGTGTAAACACCCCACTCCTCGACCTTTGTCACGATTCCGATGTGTGCGATGCGCGAGAGCGCGTGGAAGTAGAACAGCGCTACATCACCACGCCGTGGACGCTTCGTGGTTGTGCCATCGATGATGTGCTGGACAGGTAACCACAGTCCTTCGCTCTTATGCCAACGTGACCAGTCTGGACACCATCCAGATCGAGGATAAGTTTCATCGTATGTGATGCCGAGCTGTGTGGCAGCTTGCTTATGACGGAAACGAACATGTGCAGCGCACCATGGTGAGCCAGGAGGAATCACAGGTTTGCAGGATGCTTGATATGCCTCGACTGCTTTACCTCGATTTTCACCGACTTCCTGGACGCCGATGTTCGCGACAGCCAGATCAGTTGATAGCAGTGCGATTCGTCTTGATGGTGCTGTGTCGCTCATGGTGTATACTCCCTCCGTCCAAATAGGTTCATTCCTAATCCTCGCACCTCCGGTACCCCTTCACCGGAGGTGTTTTATTTTCAGTAGTCAAGCAATCCTTGACAACTCACAAGGAATCCTTGTCAGTTACGAACATGTAAGGATTTCTTACAAGTTCAGGAGAATGTCTCTGCATCGTCCGAGGATGACACAATCGTGATGCCTGTAGATGTGTGGTTATAAATGAGATAGATGACTCCGAGGCGCCAGTAGCAGGCCAGTTCTTCTGGCTTCACGTTGCCGACCACGACATCCGATGCAGCTGTGATGATGTTGCCCATCGGGTCACGCTTGACTCTGTGGATGTCTCCGCCACTAGTGCGGAAAAAGATATATTCCATCCCGTTCGGAGACACGCAGACCGTGCCATGTGAACCGGATCCGATTGTAGTTGCCACGCTGACTGTGTTCCCTTCATCGTCGGTTTGATAACGTAGGACGTTATTACCTGTTTTTGAATCCACGATAATGACCAGGTACATCGAACTGCTGTGCTTTGAATACGCCAGACTCAAACACTTTGCGTCCGTAATTGGAGTGACGACTTCGTCCCAGTTCGTACCGTTGTGCGCCCTGGCGTGATACAGCGTGACGCCACCACCAGATGTCACGATGCCATATGTTGCTTGCTGTGCTGGACTGACATCGGCAGCCGTGCAGTTTCCTTCGAGACTTACCTCACGGAAAACAGCTCTCTGTCGCTTCGCAGAATACATCGGATTGACACCAACACTTGATGTTCCGATGAGGATGCTATGATTCGATTTACCTAGTCCAAATGGTGAGCCGGTCTGGTAGTTGCCGAGCGTGTCGAAGCTCGAATCGGTGCCTCGAGATGATGAGTCGCTCGAGAGTTGAAGCGTCACGGTTCCGCTGGTCGCAGGATCTCCGGACGTGTCCACAACAATCCCGTGAGCAGGCCCTCGAAGGATGGCGCCGAATGGAAGATACAAAGCACTGTCTGTGCCACCATTGACATCGAACGGGTCATACAGATCGGGAATAAAGTCGCCGTTTATTGAGTCGAACAGCGTCTGTGCTGTAATGGTGCCGGTCCCGATTTCGAAGCCATAAGCGAAATCAGTTCCAGATGTCGCGTTCGGCGTTGCGAGGATTCCGCCACCATACAACCAAGTACTGATACCAGTTCCACCATTCAGGAAACAGTCCCTCAATGGCGGCTGTGAGACGCTACAGGTACCACTGCCCGGGTATGCAACGGAGTTGGTCGCGGTCCAGCCAGGATGTCGGACGATACTCGCATCCGATGCATTGACCTGACCAGCGAGGTCGCTGATCGAGAGCGGTGTGACACTGTATGTTGTGACTCCGGTTGCACCACCGACAGTCTTTTGCCACCAGTAGTCCGACTCCTCCTCATCGCGACCGTCGTTCTTCTGTTGCCAGAATCGCCTGGAATAGTAATAAGTCGTCGTGTCGACTTCGGCGACGATGGCAGGTGTGATGCGCTCGTGTTCGTAACCGAGACCGGATGGAACATAGTGGCTGTTACTGAATCCGTGAGTCGTGTCCTGCTTGAGTGTCGTGGTTCCGAGGTCAATCGCCCCTGTAGCGATGCGAAGGCGCTGGCATGACGTAACACCCCAATATGCTGAATCGACGCTCTCTGAGCCAGCGTAGGAGGTGCTGGCGGTATTCTTCCTTGGATAAGGATTGTCCTTGCCGTCAGCGACTGGAAGTGATGAGACCGACCACGCATCAGGACTGCACAGGTCGATGGTCACCGTGTGAAAAGTCGTGTTTTGAGCTGTAATGTTCCAGGTCTTTGTGTTGCCATGAAAGTCGGTTATCACAAAGGTTCCAGCCACACCTGTCCCGCTTTGCGCCTTGATTTGTATGTCAAGGTAGCGATATCCAGACATGCCTTCGTATGGTGCGAATAGTCGGTCGTTACCTGTTCCGGCAATGCTTCGTGTTGTGGCATATGCCAGACTCCAGCCGTTGAAGCGGAATCCACGGAACATGCACCTGGTCTCGCTTGATGCTTCACCGACAGCTGTGAGTGACGCACTTGTGATGGCACAGGAGATGCTGGCCGGAACATCATCGAGCGATGTTGTCAGCGTGTTTGAACCGTAGTCCGGATCTGTCAGGACTGTCGTGGTCGAATAGTCTACAAAGGTATCGGACCCTGACATCGAGCCGGTTCCGGTTATTGTCCTGGACGAACCATCGAATCCAGTGACCACGACACTCAGTGAATCTGGGTACGATGTCGACCACGCTCGAGTACGACCAATCACAGCGACGTTTCTGTCCAAGCAGCTCGACGTGCTGATGGTTGCGCTGGCCGTTGCAACGATGCCGAATGCGTCTGTCGTTCCCAGAACACTGAGACTCCATTCCGTGGCGCTTTGTGCGTGGAATGTATGAGTGTGCGCGATGTCATGCACTGCAACGGTGTTTACCTTGACCAATGACACAGCGAAGTCATGGCGAACATCACCGCTCGAGAATCCATTTGCCGACAGGATGGCGGTGTAGTCGGCTGTGCGTCTCGATGTGGCGGCCGCTGACACACTGACACTTCCACCATTCGCCGTGATACTACACGCAGCTGTAGCGCCACTCGTGGTCATCTCATACCAGCGGTACGCGGTCTGCGGTGGAAAGACCGTCGGAGCCACGGATGAACTGTACGCAGTCTCCGTCACAGCCCACAGTTTGTCTGTCGACACGGAAGCCGTAAAGGTTCCAGAAACAGTGACGCTGACATCCTTGTAGTTTGTAGCGCCTGTTTCCGTTCCAGATGCCAGCACGACGTATCCCGTGTTCGTGCTTCCATGGCCGTTGTTTACTGCAAGGTTCGCACGAAGCTCCCATGTCCACGTCGCACCAGGTGATGGCGCATTGACTGTCGAGACAATCGCGAGTGAACCGAGGAAACCTAGATGTCCGCCGAAAGTAAAGTTCGTGAAGTGTGTATCGTAGTCAGGTTCGAGCGGTTGCAGTGCGAACGGGTTCCAAACGCGCTCCGTGACGTTCTGACTGTGCGACATCGTGAGCGTTGATGTTCGTGTGCCATCGATATACGCCACTATTCGCCACCGTCATTCAAGTACTGACCACGGTAAACAGCCCGGCGGAACTGCCTTACACCATCCTCGACCACGAACTCGATGGTCGGTATTGCAATGATGCGGTAGACACCCTTAATGGTCACGCCGTCAGGTTGCATGATGGTCACCACGTCACGCACCCATAGAGGTCGATTCGTCGCCGACAAAATCAGGAAATCACTCTCCCACTCGATGAGGATGCGACCAGTCATCAAGCGGTCCTTGAGTGCCGTCATAGCCTGATAGGCGACTGCACTTGAAGTAATGCTCGGATCACTTAGGATGTACGGTACTGGTCTGCCTCTCCAGTTGTATGGCCTGTCTGCTGGAGCAGTGTCTGCTGTCTGGCTGGCGCTATCAAACTCATACGAATAGATCAGGTCACCTGTGCGCGGGTCCTGACCTATGACAGTGATCTGGTTACACTCTGGAGACTCGTAATGCGCGGTCATCTTCCTGACCACACGCTTGTTCTGGAGCGCAGCCACAACGCCACCAGCAGCTGCTGCTGCGACGCTTTGATACAACGTCATTACACTGGTCGTTGTCAGGTCGTTAGGATTCGACCATTGAAACTTATACCCTGACCCGGTTGGACTCCAGCCAGTGACGAATGTCGCGGCGTAGTCGGTCTTTAGTTTATTGAGCATCGAGGCGATGGTGTCGCCACGCTGTGGAACAAAGTTGCTGTACCCACGGGCGATGTCTGGACTCCTCGAGATCTCGATGCCGACTGCATCGTTGTACTCGAGGTATGTGGCCGGAGGATAACCAGCCATGGTCATCATGTCACCGATGGCATCCTCTCCTGTGTAGCCGTCATAAAGGATTCCGTCCTGGAAGTAATACAGCTCAAAGTCTCGCGAGCGGTCCTGTCCTTCAAACTGGAGTGTCGAAAAGTGAAGCGATGTATCGCCCTGCTCATACTGAATCTGTGGAGGAGCAAGTGTTCCACGGAAGATGTCGGTATATGTCGGTGTCGGTGTAGCGCTGTCTGAGATAGCCACGCGAATCGGCCTGTCGCCTGTAATCTGTGGTTGTTCGACTCCAGCATCGAGAAGTTTCTGACGTCTAGCTGACATCTTGAGCGTGGTCTTTGATGTCTCATCGACCGACAGTGTCAAGTTGTCAATGTACTGGGTGATGTCGACTGGACCATCATATGTGGCTGTCGGGTCTGGTGTGCTACTTGCGAGAGCAGCTGCAACGCCATAAGTCTGCGTATACGGACTCGGTGTCGTGACCGTCAGTTTGACGCGTAGCGTGTCGATGATGCCATCTGGCGTATACGGTGAGCCACCACCATCAACGACCGCCAGTGCAGTCGTGACGGTCCCTGCGGATGTTCCGACTACATCACCCCAGATTTGCGCGTCAAAGGTTGCGCCAGTCGGAGGAGCGTACCGGAGCGTGATCGGCTTACTGTAAAAGATTCCGGTGGTCTCGTACGCGACTGGTGCAATCTGAACAGTCGGTCTGCCATATGGAACCTTCCAGGCGAAACTCCCAGATGGCACGATTGTGTTTCCTGGTGTGTCGTTCAGGTCCTCGAAGGAATGACTAAAGTTCGCACCGAATGTCGATGTCACCAACAACTCACGACGCTTGAAGGGTAGCATCATCAGACTGACCTGACGCTGACCCACAGCACTCGATGTCGTTACATTACGACCTGGATTCCTGTTGGTGTCGCTTTGGTCGTAGACACCCTTCTGGATGCCATTCTTATAGACTATGCAACTTCCGTCACCGCGAAAAACTAACTCGATGGTCGATGCGGATCCGTAGCCCCACTGCACTCGCAAGAATGGCAATGCGCTTTTATCAACCCAGTTCGGAACATAGGCAGAGATGTACCAGCCTTGATTCGCCACATAGGATGAAGTGGTTCGCACCCATTCGGTGTTTGCTGTGCCGAGTGTCGTGGCGGTGAGGTAATAATCACCAGCCGCGTTTATCTCCATCTGCTTCCATACACTGCCTGTAGTGAGCGTGTACGAACTTCTAGGGATACGAGCATAGAGTCCGGAGTAGTTGCTCGACCATCCTTCAGTGACTGGAAGTGGAGCAGGCATGACGGTATTTGTCACGGAATCAAACCAGCCAGTGCTGTAGGCACGGTCCCAGGAAGTTCCGTCGGCACCGACACAGACGCGTCCTAGGTCAGGACGTGGCTCAGGACAGTCGACCTCGACCAACAGTGGCCAGTTTGTCGCCATTAGATTCTTCTCATTTCCGTCACAAGATTCTGACGTCCCTGCTGGATCATCATCTTCCGCATCGCTCGCTCGAGGTCGGTCGACGCTGGAATCAAAGTCTGTGGAATAATACCGACGCCACCGACGTTCGTTGCGTTGTTGCCGGCGTTCAGTTCCGCAGCCGTTACACCGATGGCGCCTAACCGACCGCCACCGAAGGTTTGTTTTCGCAGGTCGAGAAGGTCACGAGTCGAACCAGTGTTCTTGGCAATCTCGAACAGGTGTCCTTCCATCGACTTTGCCATGTCGACAAATGCGGCCTGCATCCTGGCTGCGTATTCAGCGATGGCGACCATGGTGTTGATAAGGCCTCCGCCTTTACCTTCGGTCGACTTTGCAGCATTTGCGGCTGTAGTTGCAGCTGTGCCGATACCAGAAGTTTGTGGCAATGCAGGAAGTGGTGCGCCTTTAGTGTTTCCTGTTGCTTCGACTTGAGGCATTGCAGGTGTTTTGAACATCTTGTCCATGATGGCGAATGCACCAATGGAAAGACCAGCCGCCGCGATAATGGCACCGATTGAAGCAGCCGCAGCCGCTGGATTAGCAGCTGCTTTTGCGACAATCTCCGCGACTGTCAATGCACGAAGCGCCGTCACAGTCGTATAAATCGCTTTGACAAACATTCCGAACTTACTCGACAGGTCAACAATGAATGCAGCCAGACCGATACCGATCAGGACTTTGAACATCGCATTCGCAGCAGTGCCAGCCGTGGTCATCTGTTGAATCAGTTTGGTAACCGATTCGAGCGCCGATGTAACCGTCGGACCAAATGCCATAAGCATCGAAGCCATAACATTCCCGACTGCTACCTGTAGCTGATTGTATGTGTCTGCTACGTTGTCGACCGCTGTCTGAAGTCCTGCGGATGCCTTCGGCATAGCATTGAATGCGTCAGCGATACGCTTCGCCGCATCTGCACCACTGATGCCCATCTTGCGAATCTGTTCGGCTGATTGCGTACCGAACGCCGCTTCCATTGCTTTACCAAACGATGGCAATGCTTCGCGAAGTTGGTTCAGTTCTTCCTGGTTTACTTGTGTCCCGTTGGCGAGCTGTGACATCGCGGTGATGACACGCTCGACTGTATCGGCAGAAGCACCAACCGAGGCCACAGCATTCGCCACTCCAGCGAGTGCTTTTTCTGCTGTGTTGGCGTCAAACTTCGCGGATCTCAGACGAATGAAACCTTTGACCGTCTGCTCGAGGTTGATTCCAGGAAGGAGTGCTATCTTCCGAAGCCTGTCCATCTCGGCTGTGAGTTCAGACGTTGAACCGACTGTCGTTGCCAGAGCTCGCTGTAGTGAATCGTAATTTACAGCTGCATCGAGCGCGGATTTCGCGAAGCCAGCGACAGCCGCTCCTGCGAGTAAACCTTTGAACTGATTCGCAAGATTGCCGGCGGATTCTTGGGTTTGTGTCAAACCATCAGCCGCTTGCTTCGCTTCGCTTTTGATGTTCTTCAGTGCCTGGACTGCATCACCAGCGCCAGTGACCTTGAAGATAATGTCGAATATGCCTAAAGCCATTAGAGTGTCCTCTTAGCCAGGACCGACATCACGGCCTTGACGATCTCTGTGATTTGATTTTCCCAGACCTCTCCGGCCCATGCGACTTCGGCGAACTCCTCGAGTGTCAAGTCAGTCTCACGGGGATGACGCTTCAGATGTCTCACTGAACAGTAGAGAATCTTCTGCGCCACCCCGCCTAGTCGTTTGGGACTTCGTCTACAGCCTGCTCAATGTCAATCGGGAATGCCTTCGCGAACTCTCCGACCACATAGAGGTATATGTCAGAGCGGTCACGAGCGAGCTGTGCGAACCTTCGCGCTGGATTGATTTCGCCATCACCTGGCTGGACCACATAACACCGCGCCATGATCATGAGGATTTGGAGCATCTGAGCAGGAAACTCAGGGAATGCAATCTTCAGCATTTTCTCGACTTCAGGTCTCGGAAACAAGTCCGCTGCTTTTGGCTCACGGAATGTGATTGAACCTGGCGCTCCGATGAAGCGCTCGATGTCGACTACGTGATTCGGTCGACCTTCAGCCTTTGGAATATTGTCGAAGATTGATTGACTCATTATGATCCTGACAGACCAGTGATTCCACTTACACCAAGCTTGATGGTCGCAGTCTCGGTCTGTGTTTCTTCCGGAGTCAGGGAAAGCCCTGCTTCTGTAACCATACCAAAATACTTGACCACGGCGCCAGCAACCGAACCTGCCCCATCGAGGTCGACATCAATCTCACAGCCGAAACCTAGTTTAGATACGAAGAGCGGTCCCAGGACACTATCGACGTATAGCTCGATGTTGACCGTACCAGCCTGCGTGGTTGGAAGAGATGCTTCGTAGACCGCGCACAATGCTGTGGCGTTGACCATGTTCTGTGTGATTGTGGTCGAGAAGGACTTTGCCAAACAAACCACAGATGTTGCGGTCGTGGTCGGAAGTGCAGTCGTGTCACCAGTCAAAGCGGCAGCGGTGAACGTGATTGTAAGTGTTACATCTTTAGCGAGAAGCGGACGGGCCATAGTTATACCTCTGGAGTTATTGTGGCAACGTATGTCTGAGCGATGCCATTATCGACGCGACCATCCTGACTGACGTCCACAGATGATGAGACCGATGTACGATTCAGGAAGAAGACAGGAGTCGTGGAGTTCACGGTCTGTCGGTTTAGTAGTGTATCGATTCGGTCGACGATGGCCTTGACACGCGCCATCGAGACTGCACCGCTTTGCGTATCCCAGCACCACACCTGATGGACAGATGTGGTCATAATGCGACCGCCACACAGTGGCTTTGTGTCTTCCTGTCCACCATCGGTGTGACGAACAACGATGTATGGAACCTGTGGCTGTCGCAGGCTGATCGGGTCCTTCTCAGGAGCCATATAGAGGTAGATGCCCTGCTGGTAGTTCGGTGCGCGATTGTCGACCGCCATCAGGTCCTGAAGCGTTGCGTCAGCTGTGAGCGTGTCATAGATCCACTCATCGACGACTAAAGACTCAACCATTGAAGTACTTCCCCACTACACCTTGAAACACGGACCATGCCTTCGTGCTGGCAGGTATCGCGAACGGACGATTCTTCTGAAACTCCAAGATCTTGCCATAAGGCGCTGCGATGCTGATGAAATACTCGTAATCATTGACCTTATTGATGGTGATGGATGTCCGCAGAAATCCAGTTCGCACAGCTGGTGCTTGTCCTGGCGCGGATGCCTGATAAGTCGTTCTGCCGACTTTGTATCTGCGTCCAGACTTTGGTCCAGTCATCAGTGCAATCATTCCTGTATACGAAGCACTTACCGCATTCTGGAGAAATACAGCCAGCATGCGAAAACGTTGCTCCGCGTCGTCAAAGCCGGAGAGGTCAACCTTAACGGTCACGGAGCCAGAACCTCAATGAGCAGTGGACCAAAGCGTCGCACGGTAGTCGAGACTGTGAGCGAGATTGTCAGACGCACCATCGCAGATGTTGGATATGCAGCTGGGTTCAGGACCGTCACAATGCCCTGTGTGGCCATTGACTTCGTGAGCGTGACACTTCCTCCACCGAAGCTGTACGCGATGCCTGTGGCGGCGTTCGTGAAAGTCGCTCCGAGAGTGCCTGTCGTGATGTCAATCGGTGAGCCGTTTGAATCGACCAGACGCACCACGTAAGTGTGCCAGTCACCCGTCCAGGCTGCGAGCTGCACAACCTGTTCCGGGTCTTCGGTGATGTTGATGATGTTCACACTCATACTGGCCTCACATAGAGTTTTAGAGGACCGAACACCTGCGTATCTGTTGCGCCGGTTGTCCTGGTCACAGTTACAGTGTACGTGCCAGACGTGTTCGTGACCGTAGTCGTGAGACCGAATGACAGGCGACCATTGTCCGCATAGGTGGCAGTGCCACTGTATGTGGCCACGAGTGTCCCCGCTGAACTGTAGACCTTAGCCGTGACCGTCGCGCCAGTGATGTCGATGCCTGTGCCATTCGCATCAGTGACCTGGACATCGATGTCTGTGGCAGTGCCGACATTGACATCGAGTGGCTGATCTGCGCCTAAACCATCAGCCAGGAGTTGATATGGTCCGATGTGTACGCTGGTCGCAGCTGACACTGGCGTCAAAAGATCTGCGGAAAT